CGCCCGCATCGTACCGTAACTACCGTAACTCCTATAGGAGGAGTTACGTTACGTTACGGTAAACTCGCCTTTGCCCCCCGTAACCAGTTACGGCTAGTTACGGTAAGTTACGGTAGTTACGGCATAACTTTTAGAATGAGTTTAGACCCCAACTCCAACTCTTTAACCACCCAACCTTTCTCATGTCTGCCTATTATTTCAGCATCGGTTAGGTCCCTGATGATCATCCCAGGCTTCGCCGACGCTTTGAGATGCTGATCAACTGCGGTGGCTTTGATGCCTTGCTCAAGCAAGAACGTCTTAAACGCCTCTCGACTGACGTATGGCATCTCGCCCAACACTTCCGCACCACCAACGAACCAAGCCCGCTCTAAGTTGGTTTTGTGTTCGTCCAGCTTAGTGGCTTTGGGCGTCGGGATACGCAGATCGCCTTCTTGGAACATCTCAAAGACTGCGCCAAGCAGCGGCAACCCATCCTCGTCCTGCCAACCTAGGTCTACTGGGCTGAGACACCCAAATAAGTCACTCGGTTCTGGCGCGTCCTTTTGCTTGGTACAAGACACGATTACCTCATGATTCTTGCCATGAACCAGAATGCTCGCGTCCAATGCCCCTCGCCACGCGCTAGAACCCCGCGCACGTTGTTTTGCCTCGCTGTTGTGCCCAAGGTGATGCACCAACATAGTAGTCGCACTAAGGGCCATCGAAACCACGTTACAGGCATTGATCATCGCCCTTGTGTCTTTGGCGCTGTTCTCGTCGCCTGACATATGGTTATTGAGCGTGTCAATGTTGACCAGTACAACTGGTTCTGGCGTCAGCGCCCGGACTGCCGAGATAACCTGCGCTGCCGCGCCAGGGGCATCCATGTCTAACGCCTTGTTGCTGATCAACAGGTTGTCTAGGCTCGTCACGTTGTTACGCTTGCACCAGCTTGCAATCCGCTGGCGCATACCGTAGTTCCCCTCGCCGGCCAAATACACCACGATGCCGGGCTTGGTGCGGATGCCGTGCCAGTCAATCCCGCTGGCTATGCAACAGGCCATGTCCAAGGCGACGAAGGTTTTGCCAACGCCGCTCTCGCCATACATCATCGTTGTGGCGTATGCCGGAAGCCATCCCTTCACGATCCACGGCACGGGGCTTGGTTGGCCCAAGAAGCTCGTTGCGCGGGTCAGGAAGTAGTCTGATGTTGGCGGCTCAGATAAAAGCGCATCTGCGGCCTCTGAGCCAATTGCGCTACTTGCCGCCACATCTGCGTCAGGCTCGTAGCGTGAGACTGACCTTGCGATCTGCTTGATCTCACTTGATGGCAATGGGATCTCGCAGCGTGTCTCATTCGCAACACTAATCGCGGCCAAGATCTCCGCTTCAGTCATCCCAAACGAGCGCATCGCACCGGCCAGACTGGTTAAACCATCGTTGCGGTTGCCTTGAATAAGATCACCGTTGGTTGTGGGGGCTACCTTGCGCTGCCCGAGAAGCGGCAACCAATGGGTTGGTATTTCGGTTGGCGCGATACCATCCAACGGATCGCTAGACGCTTCCCACTCGTAGGCGCGGTGTTCAATTGTGGACGGGTAGACGATGAAGTACCTGCCATCGGCAAGCAGGTCTATCCCATCGGCCAGCTTGCAAGATCGGATGCCGTCAACGTGCTTGGCGACGTAGTGCTGCCCGCCACCTGCGGTCATCGCCATTACACCGTCTGGGATCTGGCCGTGCTGGCCTAGCCACTCAGCCCAACTGGCGTCGCCGCCGTTGCGTGGGTCAATATCAAACACCACGATTCCGCTTGCGCTGCCGCAAGCAATACCGACGTTCAAGTTGGGGTTTTGCCCCCACCAACGCTGGATCTGGGCCGGGTCTGTCGTCGCATCGTTGACCCCATGGGCGGTAGCTGGAACCTTGCCGTTTGGCACTACAGGTAGTACTCGCCAGCCCCAACTTGCATACAAAAGCGCCGCTTCAATCTTGTTCATGGTCTGCACGTAACTTGCCCTCGGTCTTAACTTCGATCTCGTACTGTCGCGCCATCGGCGGGCGTTCACCCCACCGATAGATCACCTGGGGCCAGACCCCAAGCGCATCGGCAAGCTTCTTCAAGCTCCCAAAAAATTGTATCGCCTCGTTCGTTGTCACTTTTTTTCCACCTCGGTTGAAACTTTGTGTTGACACTCTACGTGGAAACCGTTAATCTAGCAACAACTGCACGAACGGATAGCCCGAATGTGCGGTTCCAACCAAGGAGTAACCATGAAGTTTGAAGAGAAAGAAGACCCGCCTTGGGTCATTGTGCTGGCATCCATCGCAGTTGGCGCATCTGCTGCCATCGTCCTGTTTCTTGCGCTAAGTGGAGGCATCTGATGGCAATCCAGTTAAAGCGGACGAAGGAAGCCACCGCGCAAGCGGTCAAGCTTCTTGTCTACGGTCAAGCCGGTGCGGGTAAGACCAGTCTTATCCCAACCTTACCAACGCCGGTCATCTTGAGCGCCGAGGGTGGTTTGCTATCAATTGCCGATACGAACTTGCCATTCATTGAAATCACGAGCATGGATGATCTTAGAGAGGCTTACAAGTGGCTCACGAGTAGCGCCGAGGCGGCAGAGTTTGAGTCGGTGGCGCTGGACAGTATTAGCGAGATCGCCGAGGTGGTGCTGAACGCGGAGAAGAAGATCAACAAAGATCCACGCGCTGCCTATGGTGCGATGCAGGAGCAGATGGCCGACATCATCCGAGGCTTCCGCGACCTGCCCGGTAAGCACGTTTATATGTCGGCAAAATTGGAAAAGACTCAGGACGAGATGGGCCGCGTTCTGTATGCACCTTCAATGCCTGGTAACAAAACCGGCCAGTCGCTGCCTTACTTTTTCGATGAAGTGCTGGCTCTCAGGGTTGAGAAAGACGCAGAGGGCAACACCCGCCGCGCTTTGATGACTGATGGCGATGGGTTGTGGCTTGCCAAAGACCGTAGCGGCAAGCTGGAAGTGTGGGAAGACGCCGATCTCGGCGACATCATAAGGAAGATTGGATCATGAGAGTGTTTGACGACATCACATTAGATGAACTAGCCGAGCGTTGGATCGGCTACAAGGAAGCCGAGAAGGTGGCCGTTGAGATGCGCCGCGACATCGAAGACCAGATCGCCAAAAAGGTTCAGTTCCCGGAGACGTTCGAGGGGACTGAGAACGTGGTGCAGGTCGGGTCACCTTTCGCTATTAAGATTGAAGGTCGGGTTAACCGGACGGTCAACGCTGACAAGTTGCTGGTCATTGCCCATGAGACGGGTAGTGAAGAGCATCTGTCCACCGTTTTCCGGTGGAAGCCAGAAATTAACATGACTGTCTGGAAAGCCACAGACGAGTCAATCACCAAACCGTTTGCGGCAGCTATTACTGCCAAGCCCGGTCGCCCATCGTTCACCATCACAAGGAAGTGAAATGCTTTTAGACGAAACCTTTGACGTTGCCTCGCTACCGCAGTCCGAGCGCAACTTTGAACCCCTGCCCGCTGGCTGGTACACCGCAACAATCTCCAACGCAGAAGTGATGCCAACCAAGATGGGCAACGGCAAGTACATCAAGATCCGATATGACATTCAAGGCCCAACGCACCAGGGCCGCGTAGTGTTTGGCAATTTGAATGTACGCAACCCTAACCCGAAAGCCGAGGAGATCGGACGCCAGCAGTTGGGCGAGATCATGCGGGCGATTGGCCTGACTTCGCTTAAGGATACGGACCAGATGATTGGCGGCAACCTGTCAATCAAGTTGGATATTCGGATCTCAGAGCAGTACGGCAACAGCAACGAGGTAAAGGGGTTTAAGTCTTTGTCTGGCGGTGCTGCACCTGCACCAAAATCTACGCCAGCGGCTCCTGCTGCGGGCGTGAAGGCATCGCCACCGTGGGCTAAGAAGTAACAAGCAAAAAAATGCCCCGGTGGAGTGCCGGGGCAAATCGATACCAAGGAGAGCACACGAGATGAAAATACCTGACGCTCAGTATAGCATCCCAGAGTTAATTGACCAGCACCACGCCAGCAAACCAGAAAGGCCACGCGCCCATCTTGGAGCAAGCCAGCTTGGTCACCCTTGCGACCGCTGGCTATGGCTTTCGTTCCGGTGGGCCGTGGCGAGTAAGTTTGAAGGCCGCGTGTTGCGTATGTTCCGGCGCGGCCAGAACGAAGAGGTTACGATCAAGGATGATTTACAGGCCATCGGGATTCAGTTTAAGCCAGGGCGCGCGCAAGAGCGCGTGGACTTTGGTTGTCACATCAGCGGGAGCATAGATGACATCGCCTTATCTGGAGTGCCGGGAGCGCCACAGAAGAAACACGTTTGTGAGTATAAAACCCACAATAAAAAATCGTTTGAACAGGTCGAAGACAAGGGTGTGGAGCGCGCAAAATTTGATCATTTTGTGCAAATGCAGTCTTATATGCATGGCACTAATATTGACCGCGCGTTGTATGTGGCTGTCTGCAAAGATGACGACAGGCTATACACCGAGCGGGTGGAGTACGACAAAGGCGTCGCCGAAAACGCAATAGCCCGTGGCAAACGCATCGCCTTGTCAGACCGGATGCCAGAGCCTCTTAGCGCAGACCCTAGCTGGTATCAATGCAAGTGGTGTCCAGCGCATGAGTTCTGCCACGGCGACCGCCTGACCAAAGAAGTTAACTGCCGCACCTGCGCCCATAGTACGGCAACCGAGGATTCCAAGTGGATCTGCGAGCGCCACGCCGGTAACGAGATCCCAGTTGAGTGGCAGCACGAGGGTTGTGGTAGCCATGTTCTGCATCCCGATATGGTCCCGTGGCAGCGCAAAGAAGCCGGCGACCAGTGGCAGGCAATCTACGTCATCAACGGCAAGGAAGTGGTGAACGGCGAGCCAGGTGATGGCGTGTACGGGTCTAAGGAACTGGTTGCCAACGCGCAAGCCTGTGCCGAGTCTGACGAAGGGATGATTGAGTTTCGTAAGATGTTTGATGCAAGAGTGGTGGGATGAATGAGTTGGCTTTATTCGCGGGAGCTGGTGGAGGAATACTTGGCGGCCACCTCCTCGGATGGCGAACAGTCTGCGCCGTTGAGTGGGAACCCTACGCAGCTTGCGTACTTGCCGCCCGACAGAATGACGGCATTCTCCCGCCTTTCCCGATTTGGGATGACGTTCAAACCTTTGACGGCAGACCGTGGCGAGGAATTGTTGACGTTGTTTCTGGCGGCTTTCCATGCCAAGACATCTCAGCAGCAGGACGAGGTGCAGGGATTGACGGAGCCAGATCAGGGATGTGGTCACACATGGCAAGAATTATTGGCGAGGTACGACCGCGCCACGTCTTTGTGGAAAACTCCCCAATGCTCACTTCTAGGGGATTACACCGAGTTCTCGGAGACTTGGCCGAGATGGGGTTTGATGCGAGATGGGGTGTCGTATCAGCGGCAGACGTTGGTGCGCCCCATCAGCGAGACAGAATCTGGATTGTCTCTAAATATACCCCCCCCCCCCCC